TAAGAATTTCATCTTCTCTAAATTTCATAGAAAGGTCTGCTTCAAATCGTTTTACCTCTACACCATATTCAAATATGATAATAGTAGGTACTACTTTGATGTCCCATTCTTTTTGAATGACAGCACCTATTTGTTTATTTGCTAAATCGACATAACCAGTATAGCATTTATCTATTTTTTCTAATGGTATTCTATTTGCCCAATTCCAAGAAGCATTTACTTCTATTACAGCACAAAACTCATTCTTCATTAGTTGAATATCTTGAAAGGTATCAAGATTGACTGTTTGCGATTGTAATGGCGATAATGATAATACCAATCCAAACAATCCACATAGTAATTTGTACAATTTGTTCATCTTCTAACCTCATTTATTATTCATGTTTAGTAGAGTTTCGTTAATACTTCTTGTATCATCTTTAATGTCATCTACTTTTTCTTCAAGTTTTTCTACTTTTTCTTCAGTATTTAAAATAGAATTACGAATCATTTGGTCTTTCAAATCGTATTCTGTTCTGCTAATTGGTGGTTCAGGTAATTTCTTAGCTTCCTCTATGTCTGCTTGAAGATTAAACCATAAACCGACTATCATAAATATTGTTACACCAATACTGACAAGTGTTTCAATATTTAGTGTGAATTTAGTTCCTTTTCCAAGTTCCACTTTAGTATCTCCTTAATTTAAGTTTAGGTATTCGTTTTAGTTTTTGTTTAATGCTTTTCTTTTTCATTCCAAATAGTTTCTTTGGTATAAAATTTCTTGCACTACTTTTTGTTACATTACTCATAAGTTTAATTTTTCTGCTCTCCTTATAGCTGGTATAATTGTGTCTACTACTGTTTCATCTACCAATGGGGCAGATATATTTATTGTAATGTTATTTCCACTACTTGTAGGACTTGGTAGTGGTGTTACATCTATTCGTTCCATGCCACTTGCATTATCTCCTACTACTACTCCATTTCCAATAGGTAATGTTGTTCTACCTTTGGTTACAAAACTACCACCAGTTGCAAAAGAGGAAAATAGTTGGTCAGTTACTTTACCAATCATTCCACCTGCACCTGCTGCTACTGCAAGATTTATAGGAAATGGAAGTGATTTCATAATACTTGAAATCAATCCTGCTTGTGCTTCTGCTACTTCTGCTTTTATTACAGATATAGCAGCTTGTTTAGCACTTTGTCCTGAAAGTATAGCTTCTTGTAAATTGTTTTGTATCCTTTCTTTGTGAAGTTGGTCATCAATTATTTTTCTTGTTTTTGCTTGTTCTTTTTGAAATTTTGTAAAACTTTCTTCTTCGTCTTTCATGTGCTGATAAAAGTCATCTACGACTTCTAAATCTTCAGCCATATCATCTTCATCAGGAAGTAAAGATATAGAGGGTCTTTCAGGTACAATAGATTCTTGCAGTTGATTAAACTCTTTTTGTAATCCAATTTGTTCTGCAAGTTTTTCTATTTGTGTATCACTCACATCAATTTGACTTTCCAAGTGTTTAATTATTTTTGGAAGTTCAGAATTTAATCTTTTGTGTTCTTCTATTGTTCTTTTAGCACCTTTAGCACCTAATTCTTCTCTTTCTTTTTCAGCTTCTCCTAATTGAATTTGAAGTTTCGACTGATTGTTAATTTCATCAGAAATCATACTTGACATTTCTGTTATACTTCCAAGACCTTCAAGCTGTTCTCCTATGGATTTTTGTCTTTGTAAAGCTACATCTCTTTCTAAACTTGCAATAGTCCTTAAAACATTCTCATCTTCAGAACCAAGTTCTTTTAATTTTCTTAAAGTTGTTTCTATTGCTGTTTCATTTAATTGCTTGAAAGAATCAGTTAAATCATCTACACCATCTTTTAAGAATTTTACAATACCTTTTATTGATGGTGCTAATATATCGCCAATGCTATCTTGGAGTTGTGATACACTATCTTGAAAGTTTGATATTAGACCAGTAAATGTTTGTGATAGCAAATCAGTAGCTCCTGATATATTTCCTTCAGGGTCAGTCAATGTATTAATTAATGCTTCTCTAAATTGAGGTAAAGTAAGTTTTGATAAATCATCAAAACCAGTTTTAAGTTTAACTTGTGTTAATACACCTCGTTCTCTAAGCACATCTGCTGCACCAGCACCACCTGCAAAGGCACGACCAAAAGCATTGGCTGCATCAACAATATCTGTACCCATAAATGCTGCTAAGTCAGATACTGCTTTTAAAGTTTTTGTACTATCTGCACCAAATGCTTCTAATTGAGCACCTGCTTCAACTACATTTGCAAGTTGAAATGGTGTTGTTGCTGCTACCTTGTTAAAGAAATCAAATGATTTTCTACCCTCATCTACACTTCCTTTTAAAGCTACAAGTCTTGTTTCTAATGCTTCAAACTGTGCAGAAGTTTGTACTGATGACTTTACAACTGCTCCCAAAGCTGCAACACTTGCTAATCCTGCAAATGCTTTTGCTGCTTGTCTTGCTGCTAAAGCTAATTTATTAGTGCTTTTTTCAGTTTTATTTAAATCTTTTACTGCCTTGTTAACTTCGGCTTTTACTAATAATCTTATTTTTTTATCTGCCATTTTGCTCACTCATATAAAGTTTTATACTATTAATCTCGTTTTTTATAATATCAAATATTTCAATCTTGTTTGCATCAGCACTATCTAAATCTTTTGCTAATGGAATATTAAATTCTTTTACCCAATTATATTCTTTTAACAAGATATTATCTTCATTATTTACAATCCATTTTGGATTCATAAACAAAGGTAAATGAAAGTAGAGATTTCTGCCGATGGAAAACTTGCTGTCTTTCCATTGGTCTACCAACATTTCTATTTCTTCCCATACCTGTTCTATATTTTTGTAGGTCTTTACTCTTTTTGTAAGAGGACTTTGTCTTTTGTATGGAAACTCTAAAGTTATGTGTGGAAATCCTAATTGAGAAAACCACACATAACTACAAAGCCCTATGAGTCTTTTTTTTCCAAACCCATATAGTCAGTAAAGATTTGTTGTAGCAATAAATCTACTTGTGCCATTGATAGAGAACTGACTTCTTTTTCAGTTATCCCTGAAAGTTCCTCAACACGATTTATTAATTTAAAATAATCATCTTGATTTTCTTTGTCATCTCTAAAAGCATTTAGACTTAATTGCCACAACTCTCTTTTCTGTTTATAAGTAATAGGATTTACTTCCCACTCTTTATCGAACATTTTAACCTTCATTTGTTACTCCTTCGTTTACCAACCACTTGCTTGAGTTGAATCTGCATACTCAAACTTAAATGCTGTACCTGATGCTGCACCACTTGAAGTAGGTTGTACTACTTTAAATGGGATTGTAATTACTGCACCTGTGTCTGCATTAGGGTCTAAGTTTACTGCTGTTGAATAGATTTCGCATTCTATGTTCATCTCACCTGCTGTTGAAACTGTACCATCACCTTGTTGTAGTTTTAGTGTTGCAGTATTACCACTTAAAAAGTCTTGCAATACATTACCACCACTACCAAAGTCAAAGTTAGCATCATACATTAATGAAATTTCTCCAGTAATGTTTACTGATGGGATACCAAAAGCATATCCTTCTGCATCACCATTAGAATCTCTACCAACTCTTGCTACATTGTTTTCAAAAGTAAATGATACTCCAGTAATTACAGCATCTGCTAACGAAGTTCCATCAACATCAAGTTTCTTAACATCAAAGTAAGATTCTATTTGTGTTGGTGATGTACTCATTAGAGTTGGTGCTGCTGAATTAGCACTCAAAGTTTGTTCTACTAAGAACTTACTTGAACTTGTCATGCCTGAATAGAATGTTCCACTTAGTAAACATCTACCATCAGTCATATCAAAGTTCATTGTAAGACTTTGTAATACAGCACTTGTAATCATTTTATCTTGTGCAGATTCAGGGTAATATAAACCGATATCAAACATACTTGGTACTCCTGAACTTGAATTTGCTGTAAAATCAGGTCTTGATAAAGCTTGACCTGAAGTTGCTTGAATAGTGTGAATGTATGGTCCTGAACCACTTTCACCATGGTCTTGAAGAACATTAGCCAACATACGAACAATCATATCTCGTTCTGCTGGAACTTCAAAATCCATAGTGATAAATCCACCTTTTGTTGTTCTGAACTGGTCTGTATCAAGCTCAATCATTCCTGCATTATTGCTTCGTATCTCACCACTTTCAACAAGATTGAGGACTGGTGCAGATACATTAATTACAGGAAGTAACTCGTATGCAGTATTATTAGCTGCTGCTGTACTAAATAGAACAGATGAACCATCTACTACTTTGTTTTTTATACCTATACTAAAATCACTTTTAGAATAGACTTTTCCACTAACTGCCATGTGTTATTTCTCCTCTTTTTTTACTTTCTTTTTAGGTTGTTCTTTTTTTACTGGTTGAACTTGAACACCTAAAGATTCAAATTCTTCCAAGTTTTCTTTTTCTAACTCAACTTCTTTACCAGCTAACAACTCTCTAATCTTTTGATTAGGTGTATTTAAGTATGATGGTTTTTGTAGTTGTAGTCCTTTTATGTGTTTATACTTCATGAAATCACCTCGTTTGTGTTGCATTGAAAAGTAACAATGACATTGGATATAGTTTCATCATCTTCATCTCGTGTATATTCTACACTTGATACTTGACCACCATACCAATTTGTGATATTGCCACTTTCAAAGTTTCTATTATCAAATAAAATTCTTTTTATTATTTCTGCAATCATAGTCAATCTATTAAGTTGGTTATCTTTTGTATATTCTCCACCTTTTCTTAATTGATAGTTGATTGAAGTAGTAAATTCTCTTATATGTACATTACTTGCAAAATCAAGAAAATTGTCTGATTCAGGAGTAATTAAAATACTTTCTTGCCCTCTATGTTCATCAAACACAATAGGAATAGAAGAAAGATTTTGTTTTAATAACTTTTGTATCGTATCAATTACCCTATCTTTATAAATATTTTCAAATTCTATTGCCATTATCCTTGTCCTCTATATCTTTTTTTATAATACTTCTTACTAATTTTTGTACCATATTTGGTTCTTTTACTTTTTCCTTGTCTTGTTTTCTTCTTTCCATTTCTTCTTACAAAAGTTATTGTGTTCTTTCTTGGCATTATTTCTTATATACCTTTTCTGCCCCTGCAATACCGAATGAACCAAGTGTAACCCAAACAAATGAATTGTATATATAGTCATTTACCATAAGTTCAATACCAATAATTCCCATTACTAAATCTACTATTCCAAATACACACATTAAGGCAAAAGAAATAAATCCAATAATTGCTTTTTCGTTGTATTCGTTTTCATCTTTAAATATTGACCACATTATTTTCTTCTCCCAAATACTTGTTTTTGTGATTTCGGTGGATTCTTTTTTCTACCACTTCTTGGATTCCATAAAAACTTATCAGCCCAATATGCAGCTGACATTTTACCTCTTGCTATATTCTTTCTATGTCTTGCTTTAAAAGACTTTCTTGCTGCAGCACTATAATTATGTCCCATACCTTGTGAACCAAATCTAATCAACTTTAATTGATGTCCTGATTGTGATAATACAATCGCTTTTTTAGTCTTATGGCTTGGTGTCATCTTAGGTTTATTGACTCCCTTTAAACCATACTTCTTTAATAGTCTTTTCTTTCTATCTATGTGTGGCATTATTTCCCAACTTTTCTCATAGCAAGATTATGAGATTGTTTAAAAGTTTTACCTGCTCTCATAGATGCTGCCATACTTCTTAAATGTGCTTTTGTATGATGAACTTTATGTCTGCTCATCTGTCTTTTTTGTGTAGCAGTAAGTCCTTTAAGACTTATACCTTTTAAATTTTTAGCCATTATTTCTTCTTCCCTTTTTTCATCTTCTTTTTCTTCTTTTTCTTTTTTCCATAATGATATGGCATCTTTATCTCCTTTTCATTTGTATTGTTTCTAATCCACCACCTGAAGTGTGGTTTAATCCTGATACTTCTACTTCCCATTCATCGTCAAGTGTATATACACCAGTTGAAAATCGTACATGCACTCCATGTCCTATATGTTGTAATCCACCATCTATAACTCTTTCTTCTTGTACAAGATTAACTTTTAATCCAGTATCATCTCCAACAAAAGATTTAAACTTTACTGTTGATGCACTACCTGCTGCAAAAGTTCCTGCTGTACTTATGATTACTTTTATTCTATCAAATGAAACTTGTGGGTGTCCAAAAGTATCAACTATTGCACCAGTTGTACTTGCATTGATAGAAACTTCTTTTACGATTTTATCTCTACCATCTTCGTCTTGGTCTAATGAAATAACACCTTTTCTAATTAAATCTAATAGTCCATTTGAATCAATAGGATTGTAAGCGATGTCTTGTAGCTCCTCACCTCGTTCTCTATCATAAGGCATAATTGCTAAACTTGCTGATAGCAAAGCAGTTGAACGAACTATGACTTCAGGAAAGTCCCTACCTAAACTATCCCCAGTTCCTACACCTTTGTTCTTGTATATTGGTTTATTAATATACGACCTCACAAAGTCGGAACTTCTTGCAATAAACTCATCAAAGAGTGTTTTATTGTCCCTACCAGCAGTAACTGCTTCATCAAAGTTGGGATTATTTGTGCTTGTTGGTCTGTAATACACTACATCGGCATCTTCATCAAAAAAGAACTTGCCATCTGCATCGATACTTGCTACATCACTTACTAATGTCAGTTCAATGTCGTTTGCATATAATTGAGTGAATTTCCCAACACTACCTGCTTTGTAGATAGTTGCATTCCCACTACCACTATGACTTACCCAGTTAGAGATAGTTCGTTTCCTGTCATAATCAAATACAAATGGTGCTACCAGTTGTATATCTTCTATTGTGCAATATTTTTCAAGATATGTACTCATTCTTAAATTCTCCTATTAGTTGAGGAACTTCTAAACTTTCAATTAAACGATGTAATTCAGGTAGGTAAAACTCTTTCTCTCTATCCGATATTGTTTTTGCTTGTAGCATAGCAGATAGTTCTTTCATTCGTTTAATTGTTTCGGCTAAATCCATTAGTCCCCCTTAATTATTTTATTGTTCCAAGTTGTCATTCCATTATGTATGTCTAAGGTAATTAAGTTAAACCAACCATCTGTAAAGAAGTCTACAATCCCTACATTGTGAGTCCAATTTACCTTTCTACCTTTTAAAAAATCTTTTTTCATCTTACACAAGCATCCCATACTTTGTGCTATATGTATGCCTGAAATGTGTTGCATTACACTTCGTTGGCAATCGTGAGTATGCCCATAGATTACATTACACCCTAAATTTTGTACAGTAGTGCGACTATGGTTAATTGAACTATAATGCCCACCATGATAAGCATAGAGCTTAGAACCTTCTACTTTAAATAACTCACCATAAGGATACCAATCATATCCTCGTTCTTCTATCTTAAATAGATTCTCAGGTTTGTATTGCTCCAAATAAGGGTTCTCATCAACAAAAGCATTATACCAAGCATCGTGGTTACCCATAGCCAAGTATTTCTTTTTACACCCTACTTTCTTTAGTGCTTTATCAATTCTATCTAAATGATAATTGACTTCATCTGCTTCTTTATCAATCAAGGGGAGTTGATATTCTAATGGTGGTCTTTTTCTTCTTGACCATCTCCAATGAGATACATACTCCCCTTCTGCAAAATCACCTAAGTTGATAAATACATCAGGTTTTACTTTTTCAATTACCTTTAATGCACAACTAAATGCTTTCTCATCATGTAATGGGAAGTGCATATCTCCAAATACGATTCCTGTGCTTTTAATTTGTTTCATGTAGTAGTTGCCCTTTTATACCATCCAAAGTAAAATCTTTCTTGCTCAGGTTCTTCGGAAACTAACTTACCATAGAATAAGCAACGATAAGCTTGTAATCGTCTTTTAGAGATTCTTGCTGCATTCTCTATGGTTATTTCTCCGATGACTCCATCTTCTTCGATTTTATTCATCTTTCTACTATTGATGGCTTGTTGTAGTATTTTAACAGCTTGTCTTTGTCCCATATTGACACACATATCGAAATAGGTGGCTTTTAAGTCATTTGGTAAATGGTCTGCTTTACTTGGTTTCCAGTAATTGTTGTAATAGATATTAACTGCATCACTTTTTGTAAGACTTTTAATATCTACATCAGGATACCATCTTTTAGCAATACCAAAGTTGGTTTCACCACCTTTATCGTAAGGGTCATTTACATAACCCCCTTCATGTTCTAATACCTTGTCAATGATTTGTTCAAAGGTAATCATGCTGACTTCTTCACCTTTTCGTAACTCCTCAATCCACCAAGTCCCAACATCCCCATCAATATAGTAGTAAGTGTACCCATATCGAAGGTAGGTAAGGTTATTTGATGTCCAAAGGAATATAATACAAATGTTAAGAATGGTTGCAGTACGAAATGATAACATAAAGCTACTCCACAAGTCCAACCCACAAAAGGTCTCCAACCTGAAACAAATAAGCTATTGCTGTTTGCTTCAACTTTATTGACCTCAATCTGTGCTTTGTTAATCTCTTGTATGAGTTGTGCTTTTTCTGCTTTGTCAAGTGTAAAGTCATCGATTTTGTCTGCTACTTTATCTATGATTCCTGCTACTACATTTAATTTAGGCATCTTTTTCTACTTCTTCCTCTTTTTTATCAAAAGATTCTGTTAGCATTTTAGCAAAAGCACCTTCGGCTACATTTTCTCTATCCATTTCAAAAGCCAAAGATGATTTTCTTTTTCTACAATTTTCTATGTGTTCTACCAAGATTTTCTGTTCTTGTGATAGTTCATCATAGTTGTAGTCTTTGTCGTTTATATTTACTTTTCTTTCTTCATTCATTTCATAACCTCCAAGTTATTCTTCGTATTGTCCACCTATTGTGTGGCTTAAATTAAATGGTTCTAAACCTATGTTTAACAAATCACCAGGTCTTGCTACTCCAAAAGTTGCATTTAATGGATTGTTTGTTCCCCCCAACTTATCAAATGATACTGCAGGTCCACCTGCTGCACTAAATGTATGGTCTATGCCATTTACATTTCCACCTGTACATAAACTTGCTAAACTTATATTAGTAGTTTCATTACACGATGTAGAAACTCTTAACGAACTAAATATTCCAACATTAGTGCTTGGTACTTTGGGTAAAGCCATTATTTACCCTGTATTTTGTTAATTAATCTAATAAGATAACCAATCATTATTCAGCATCTCTTATTGCTATATAGTCTGCTAAGTCTGCTTCACATTCACTAAGTTGTGCTTCTAAATTAGCTTTATGTGCTTCACATTGTGATATAGCTTCATCTACTGATTTAACATCAGTATAATCTACTACTTCTACATCTTTTCCTGAAGCATCTTGCATAGTTCTTGTATGCTTGATTTCTACCATTTTTACAGAACTTTGTGCTTGTTCTTGTACTTTTTCTGCGATTACTTTAGCCATTTAACTTCTCCTTAAGTTCGTTTATTTGTTTCTGTTGTTCTTGAACTGCTTTTATTAATACAGCAGTTAATTTTTCATAATCCATTGTTTTAATCTTATCATCAAACCATTCATTGTCTTTTACAATTTCAGGTATTACTTCTTCTACTTCTTGTGCAATAAATCCTATGTCTTTCCTATTATCTTTTTTCCAATCATACTGCTTTGGTTTTAGTTTCATAATAGTATCTAAACCATATTCAATATCTTTAACATTTGTTTTTAATTTTTTATCTGATGGTGTAGAAGAAAATGCTACTACATCATTTGTTAAATGTAAAGCACCTGTGTTTAAAAGTCTCATTCTTTCGACATTGCTTGTTTTAAAAAACATATAGTGGTCGTTGTTATGGTATCGTATTTGCCCATCAAAGTCTTGACTACTATCCCCAAATAAAATACCACCATCATCATTTTGACCACTTACAATACTTAAAAATGTAGCACTACTTCCATTTACTACTAATGGTCTGCCAGGTGCATTAGTTCCTATTCCGACATTACCATCATCTTTAAATGCGACAGCAGAAGTTCCTGAAGTAGTATTGTGTCGGAATAACAAGGCATCAGAAGATAAACTCATTTGTATAAATTGCCCATCATCACTATCTGTTAATCTTAATTGTGAGTGTGGACCTGCAATTTCTAACTTATCACTTGGCGATGTAGTTCCAATACCGACATTACCTGATTGGTTAATTCGCATTCTTTCAGCAGTTGTTCCACTACTTCTTGTATCAAATCTTAAATATCCATTTGAAGCATCTACTCGTTTACCAAAAATAGCACCCAATGCTTGTCCTGTGTTCCAACCACCTGTTGTTGATTGCCAATATATTCCTTGTCCTGAATCGGCAGAAGTTGAGTTGGCAGTAAGAAATAAATCTCCTGACATTAAATGTAGCTTTGTTGCAGGTGATGTAGTTCCTATACCGACTCTTTGAGAAGAATTGATTGTCATAGCATTAGCACCACCAGTTAAGAAATCTACTCTATTATTACCAGCACCATTTCTAATCATAAATGAAGTAGTATTACTTGCACCACCCTCAATTCTTAAATCAGCATCTCCTGAAGCACTAAAAATTCTACCTACTCCATGCACATCTAATAAATAACTCGGTGATGCAGTGTTTATGCCGACATTTCCATTAGCCAATATTCTCATAGCTTCAGAATTGTTTGCACTTGCAAATCTTAATATTCCTGCTGTATTTTGAGTTTTTACATTTAATATTTTATCGTGATGACTCCAAACAACACCTGCACCATTACCATCGCTTGCACTTCCAAATATTAATGAACCAGTATGTGTACTACTTTCTCCTGATAAAATACTAATACCACTATCGCCACTATTTTCTACTACTAATTCATCTCCATCACTATCAGGTGCTACACTTGCATCTCCATTAAAAATGTGCAGTCTACCTTCAGGTGATGAAATTCCTATACCTACATTACCAGCAGTTGTAAATACCACTTCAGGACTTGATAAATCATCTGAGCTATCATCAAAAGCAAAATAAGTTTGTCCAGCAGGTATTCCTATTCTCCAAGCAGAACTTCCTACACTTTCAAATTTTTGATTAATTAAACCACTTGAAGCAGTAGTCAAATGTAGTTTAGCATCAATAGAATCTTCTCCTATACCGACATTACCCGATGTATTAATTCTCATATATTCTGTATAAGTATCACTAAAATCTTTTCCAAATGTTAAATTAGAATTATTAGCAGCAATAGCAGCATCATTAGAATTACCTTTTGTTCCTATAAATAAAGCAGCAACAGATGAATTAGGTCTTTCTACACTTATGGCTTGATGTGTCCCTGATGTTCCACTATCTACAGCTAACTTTGTGCTTGGTGAGTTAGTTCCTATACCTACTCTTTGAGAGCTATCAATAGTCATAGCAAGAACATTATTTGCACTTGAGAATTGTAAAGAGTGTGTATCATTTCCAGTAAAAAGTTTTAATCTATTTTCATAATAATTATATTGAAGTGCTGCACCAAAAGAATCATTTTGGCTACCAAAAATTATCGCACCTGTTTCACCATCTGCTTCTCCTGATAAGATACTAATACCTGTATCAGCATTACTTTCAAGAACTAAATCATCACCATCGCCATGTGGTGCTACACCTGCATCAGATTGATAAATGTGGACCTTACCTTCAGGTGATGCAGTTCCAACTCCTAAGCTCGTTCCATCAAAAGTAAGATTGGCTTCTACTGTTGCTTCATCTGAATCTTTAAATGTAAGAACACCATTTGCAGTTGAACCATCAAAGGATATACCACTACTTGTTACATAACCAAATGATTCAATTCTATCATTGATAGCTGCAGAAGTCATTACAGTAGTATCATTATCTGCGAACGATTCAGATGATGTTGTTATTGCTGATGCTAAAAAGTTTGCTACCTGAATACTACTTAATTCTGCTAAAGTACCTAATCCTAAGGCAATTCTTGCATTTCCTGCATTTGTTGAACCTGTTCCACCACTACTTACTGGTATTGTACCACCTGTAATTTCTTGTCCTGATATACTTAAATAATTTGTATTTGCTAATGTCACATTCGTAGAATTGTCAGTTCCTGCTGCATCTACTCCTAAGTTACTTCTTGCTGTTGATGCACTTGCTAAATCAGATAGATTGCTTGATTTTAACAAATTAAGACTTGCACTACCAGTTACATTACCAGTTACATTTCCTTCAATCGTTGCTACCAATGTTCCTGTAGATATAGTTAAGTCTCCAGTAGCACTTGGTGTTGAAGTTGTTGTACCTAATGTAAATTTATCAGCAGATTCATCCCATATAATTGCTGCATTATCTCCTGTACTACCTCGTTCTATAATTAATCCTGAATCGTTAGCATTTGTACTTGCTCCACGATTTAATCCTATAATATTATCTGATACATCTAAGTTGGTTTGGTTTACAGTAGTGGTTGTTCCATTTACTGTTAAATCACCTGATAAAGTAATACTTGCCCCTTGTGTTGTACCAGTTAGAGTTGGGGCAGCTAAAGTTTTGTTTGATAAGGTTTGTGAACCTGTAAGAGTTACTTCTCCTGATGCTGTTAAGTCAATAGCTCCATCACCTGCATCATCATAAGCAGCAGATAGATTAGTATGACTTGCATTGGTAACCAACATAGCACCAACTGTGTCTTGTATATATTCTTGTAGAGTATCTGAACCGATAAACAATTCAGTAGATACTTTAACTTTGTTAGAAGCAATCTGTAAATCTGATGCAGTCCCATCTCCATCATACAATGTACGAAGTGTACCATCTATTCCTCCAGTTTCACCAGTATGAATTAGCTGAACATAACCCTGATTTACAGGTGTATTTCCTATATTTGTATTACTACTCAATGTCTAATTCCTTATATAAATCTTTATCTTTCATTCGTTTATGACCTCTACCGATGTCATCTGAAAATATGGCAGGTTTGCCTATGAGTCTTTTTAGTTTATTAGGTTTATCACAATCAAAATAACCAACTTCTGAACAATCTTTGTATTTTTCAGCAGTTATGGATTGTTGTACCTCAAATTCTTTTCCACAATCGCATTTATAATCGTATAATGGCATCTAAGTCTCCTTCAAATTCTTATTTAATGGTAATATAGGGCTAACCGAAATTAGCCCCATATTGAACCGATTTTCACTTATCCAAATTATGGATTTGTGAAATTCACAACACCTAATGATGTTGAGTTAGCAGCATGAGATAATGCTGCACCGAATAGTACATCAGCTACAACAGAAGTTGCCAAGTGGTCAATATCGTATGATGATTGAACTCTTGGTGCTACTTGCTGTGCAAAGTACACAGATTGTCTGTTGAAGATAGTTGCAGTTTCATCGCCTGAACCACCATCGTCGTCCCAATCTGTACTTGGATATACTTCTAATCCATAAGCATTAATGATTCTTCCTGAAACATTAGGATTTTCAGCATCTCCTCTCTTTTGTGCTTCTGAGAAGTCACCAAGAGATAGTAATGACATATAACTTGCTGGTGAACAATAGAAAAAATGTTCTCCATCAGTATAGTCATATCCTGCATCAAGTAGTTTTTGTAAACCACTTCTGATTAATGCAGTTGTAAATACATTGTCAGAACTTAAAGCAGTATCATTACCAGTAGCAGCTTGTAATACATCTACTGCTAAGTAGTTTTCTACTTTCTTAGCTAAAGCATAACCCATTGATTTTGCATAAGCACCAAATAGGTCAGCAGATTCTTGGACTCTTACGATGTCTTCGATTCTTTTAGCTTCGTAGTGATGTTGGTCAACTGAAAGTTGAATCACACCATCTGTGTTATTTTGATAAGTTACTGCAGTTCCTGCAGACTTAGCAGCAGCAGTATCTTCTGCTACTTTAGGGATATTTAGGATGTCTCCACCCTCAGCTAACATACTTGAGAAGTCAGATACTTGATTACGAAGAACGAATTTTCTTTCTGCATAGTCAAGGATAGCATCTCTCCACATCTCAGGTATAAAATTAGCAGCTGTAGTTGTTGTTACATTTCCATCAGCCATTTTATTACTCTCCTTTTAAGGTTTTAATTTCTATAGCCATCTACTATCTGTTTCCAAAGTTTAGGGTTCTTTCTTGCTTTTTCTCTATCAGAATCTGATAAATCAGACCATTTGCTATTACTAGCAAACTTGCCACTTGAAGTAACCTCTTTGGCATCAGATATTTGCACTTTTTTATTTCCCAATCTTTCAATGTGCTTTTCCAACTTTATTGTTGGCAGGTCTACATAGATTTCTTGTTCGTCATCTGAAAGTTGGGACAGCAGATGTTCTCGTCTTTGTTTTTCTTGAATCTGAAATTGTTCAACCACAGGTTTTAATTGTGAGTTTTCTTCCTTCATTTTCTCGTACAAAGATTTAAACTCCTCTTTTTCTTCAAGTTGTTTTTGTTCTTGAAGTTTGAGGTTGTCTTTGAGTTCCTTCAACTCAGCTTCTGCTGCTTGGCTTCTTTGTCTGTATTTCTTGCTTTCTGCAATTAAATTACCTACTTCTGATTTTGCATCAGTATTTTCCTGTGTAGGAGTTTCTGCTACTGCTTGTTCTTCTACTTGTACATTTTCTTCGGACATCCTGCCCTCCTATTTTATTATCGTTGTTTTGGATACATACTTTTTAATGTTTCTATCCAAAAGTTCTTTGCCGAATCTATCGGCTATAAATTCTTTGTTCTTGTTAGACAAGTCATAGATATCATATCCTCTTTTCTGATTGCCTAATACTATTTCACCTCTATCATAAGTTATGATTGCAGTATCAGTCTTTCCTGAACCTCTCATACTTCTAAGAGTTCTACCAGTTAGTTTCATATTGACAAAAGAGGTAGTGGTATCAGTAGATTGATTCTCATATCCTTTTACTCTTTGTCCATTAGGGTATCTCATACCTGCTGCTTTACGATTCTTATAACTATCAATATTAGCAGTCCACTTTTTACTACCCTTACTAAAAGTTCTAAATCCTACATTACTTCCACTATCAGAATATTGGTATCCACTTCTTCCATTCTGAAACTTCCCTTTACTTGCATCTAAAGTAATTTTATCAATAGCATCTTGTGCTAACTTAGTCATGACTTTAGAATTAGGTTTGACTACTTGGTCTAATCTCATACTCTTACCCAATCATGTCTGCAATTATATCCACCTCTATCTGAAAAGCTAACATATCCTAAAGCATCTATTTCTTCTCTTGTTAGTGGTGGTAGCTGTAATGCTCGTTGGCATACATCTCTTGTCTTATTATCACTTGTTCCAATATATTGAAACTTTACTTCAGGAAACTCCTCAAATGCTTTTGCTCTTGAAGTATTACTAAATCTTGAAAAAGCATCATTAATCAAAAAAGAAGTTTCACTTGAACTAATAAAAGTTCCTACACCAAATGTAGAATTTATATTATTCATAATCTGAATATTGCTTTCTCCTGTAATTATACCTCTTAACATAGCAGTCTTTAGTTGGTCTGAATATTGTCTTACTCCATTTGTCAAATAAGTCATTTCAAAATTCTTCAACTCTTTTAATGCTTCAATACTTGCAACTGATACTTGTCCTAACTCTCTTTTAGAAAGTTCTGCAAATACTCTTGCTATCTCATCATCAAAGGTTTTACCAACTCTATTGATTAGTTTACCATATCCCAACTTCTCCATTTCATCAAAGAAGTCTATCTGTTTAGCAATTTGCATTAGTTCAGTATCGGTTACTTTACCTAACCCGATAACCAAGTTATCCAATTTGTCAATTAACTGTTGTTGGATATTTTCTATTTCTTTATTGTAGAAATCTAAATTAGCCAACTTGTTCACCTATTCTATCTATGATAGATTGTGTTTCGTCTGTCTGTTGTGGTTGTTCAGCATCTATCTGTTCCACCATGCCTTGTATTTCTTCTTCCTGAAGGTCAGGATTCTTTTTTCTTAGATAAGATTGTCTTGTTTCTAAATCATTTGCAAAAGCCCAAGTGTAATATGCTATTTCTTCATCAGCACTCATTGGTACTTCTCTTTCTGCAAAGTCTATACTGAATTGGTCGCCAAGATTAATACCACCTGATACTTCACAGATTCTTTTAGCAATCTCAAATTGTTGTTTCTCAAATGGTCTATATATTTGTTCTGTATCACTTCGGAGTGCATCCATTAAATCTAATTGACTCATCTTTTTAGATAGTCCTGATTCTGCACTCTTATCAGTCCAGTTAATTCTTACATTGTTGGATTGTGCAATACTATCTACCATATACTTGGTTGATTCAATCATCGCTTGTACATTTGCATTAGGTGTTGCATAATTAAAGTTAGCACCTTCAGGCAATACCAATGCTTTGTCTTGTCCAAAGTTGATTCGTTGTTCAGTATCTAATCCTGTAAAGACTGGTTGTCCTAATTGGAATCTACCATGCAAAGCTAATTCTGTTAGCATGATATTAATACTTCTCATACCATCTACTAAGTCTGATGCACCTTCTCTAAAGAAATCTCTTGTAAATGGGTGTCTATGTGCTATGTTAAATGGTAGTATATCTCCATAGGGATTTCTATCATCAGGAACAATAGAAGTAATCTTACCTCTACTGCTAATCATAAAGTGTTTCCCTTCCATATCGTCAGTATCTTTTGACCAAAACATATATTGTGCATCTTCTGTTCTTGCTTGTAGATGTGATTCTGCTTGATACATAATAGCAAAAGGTTCATCTTCGTTTGGTTTAAAGAATGGTGTAAAGAAATGGATTGGTCTATACTTTAGTTTCTTGTTAACATCGTCCCAATGTGTATATAATGCTTCTGTGCCTAATAAATAAGTAAGCTGCTCAAATTGTTTCATAAACGAATCTAAGTCCCCAATGACTTCTGTATATTTTTCATTATATCTTACAGGTGCTTGTTGATATACTAATGCTCTCCTTGATATAATGTTTCTTACAAGATTAATATACATTGGTGGGATTTGTGATAAACTATCGCTATCAAAATATCCTTTAATGTCTTGTTCAAGATTGATTCCTTCATAGTAGTCTAACAATCTTTCTCTTTCTTCCATTTCTAAGTTGTGTCCTTCTTCTATTGTTTCCATAAGAAGTTCATGCAACATTCTTTCTGTTAAATTATAAATTATCATGTTTCATACCTTTTATAAAATTTTATCTCATCAGACTGCATATTATCCATATATCTGTCTGTGAACTCTTTAATGAGTTCTTTGTTTTGTTCGTCCTCTTTTATACTTAATCGGTATCCCCATACCATAGCACTTATCATGCTAACTATAACCCCTAAACAGAATCCAAGACTAAACTCTACCACTCTATTGCCCTTGCTTGTCCCTTAAATCCATATCGGTAATCTACTGGATAACACAAAGCATCTAAAAAGTGTGATAAGGTTTCTGTCTTTAATATCTGTCCATTCTCCATTGTACAAAGTTCTAAATCTCTAATAGTGTTTTTGCACTTAGGATTAATAAACAAACGATGCTTACCAG